TGCTGGCTAAACCAGAGAAGGAATAACCATGTCAATTCAACACCTTGCTTGGGCCTTTGAAGCCGACGCTGGCGATGCAATGTCACGCTGGATTCTAGTCTGCTTAGCCAACCGGGCAGACAGGGAGACGGGCCAGTGCTGGCCCAGCCTCAAGCGCATAGCATCAGACGCTTCAGCCAACCAATCGACAGTAAAAAGAAAACTGAACAGCCTCGAAGAACGGGGGCTGATTACACGCCAAACTAGGGAAAGAGGAGACGGGTCTGCGACCTCAACACTGTACACTCTTAACGCCCCAACTTTGCTGCCAAATTTACAGGGAGGTAGGCGCACAGTGCGCCAAGGTCGGCGCACAATGAGCCATCATGAACCAGTAAGGGAAACAGGAGATAGAGTATCTCCCTATTCTGAAGTTAACCTTTCTCTATCTCCCAAGGGTGAGGAAAATATTTTGTTCGAGGAGTTTTGGGCAGCGTATCCTCGCAAGGCTGGGAAGGGTCAGGCTCGTCGTGCCTATTCGGCGGCAATGAAAAAAGAAGTACACGCTGAGATTATCAAGGCAGCGATCAAGTACGCTGACCTCAGCAAGACCAAGGACAAGCAGTACATCGCCATGCCAGCAAGCTGGCTGAACGGAGAGCGATGGCTTGACGAAGAAGAAGACCAAGGAAACTGGGGGGCGCTGAACCTTGACTCAATATGAAAACCGCATTGCCCAAGTAAAGTCTTGGTTCGCCAAAGAAATCACCACCCGGTTCTCAATGCCCCACGGTATTGACCCAAACGTTGCAGCAACCGACATCATCGAAGGAATCAACGCTGCACTGCCCTCAACCCTGACCAACGACCAGCTTGATTATCTTCTCAGCAAAAGCGCAATTGAATTGGCGAGGCGCTCACGCTCAAGAACCCTGCCACCCGTCAAGGATTTCCTGACATCGACTGGCGTAGTGCTAAAGAAGTATGCTGAGAGCGCCGGAGAGAGCCACCTACAGGCATCTACGTCTTCTCGTAAGCCGACATACCTGAGCATTACCGAAGCCCGTGTGCGGGCCGGAGAACCGATCTCCGTTTACTGGCTGACAGGCGGGGGGCGAGATGAATTGCTCAGCAAGACTGACCTCACTGACGCTGACCTAAACAAGTACCGACCACCAACGATGGGAGACAAATGAAATACATAATCAAATGGGCCAACGGAGAGCGCACATCTCTGACCCAAAGAGGAACGGAGTACAAGCTAGTAATGGCCGACCACTCCACCACCAAAATCTATTCATCAATGGCCGAAGCAATAAGCGACACAACCCTGATGGGGTGCAGAATCACACGGCCTACCAAAGGAGAAGACAATGGAACGTAAGGGATTTATCGGCGGGTCTGACACAGTTCAGATCATGCAAGGTAACTGGCAAAACCTATGGCTAGTCAAGACAGGGCGCGAAGAACCGGAAGACCTGACAAATAATCTGGCAGTGCGCATGGGCGCATGGACCGAACACCTCAATATTGAATGGTTTAGCGCACAGAACAATGCCAAGGTTTACAACCTTCAGCATTCTGTTGAGAAAAATTTACAAGACGTTCCCCTCAAAGGTACGCTCGACGGCATGGTTGAAGACAGCATCATTGAATGCAAACATACCAATGCTTTCAATACCTTAGACCATGTTACTGAATATTACATGCCGCAAGTACAGACTTACATCCACCTTGCCGAAGCACCGGGAGCCTATCTCTCTGTATTCTTTGGCAACAACAAGTGGGAGTCTGCCTACGTCAGCAGGAACGATAAATACTTCAACTCAATGATGACCTTGGTGTCTGACTTCTGGCTCAACTATGTTATGACTGACACACCGCCAGACATGAACGTTCCGCCAGCCAACGTCAGCACAGACAAGATCGCAATTAACGAGATGGTAAAGCGTGACGCATCCGAAGAGAACGAGTTTGTCTCTCTCGCTCACGACTTCATCGAATACGAAGCAGCAAGCAAGTCCTTCGAGTCTGCCAAGAAAGACTTGAAGCAAATGGTCGGCCCCAACGAGCGGGAGGTTTACGTCCCCAACCTGCTGGCCATCAAGCGTAGTGCAAACGGCGCATTGCGGTTCACTAAACTGGAGAAAGACCAATGAGTATCAGCGGACCAAGCATTCACACCTGCAAGAAAGTGCAGGCGACATCGTACTACCCCAGCAACAGAAACTCAGTAACCATTACATTCTTTCACGATGTAGTCGGAGGCACTGAAGATACCTTCGACATCACAGTCTTCGGACTGGATTCGGAGACAGCAAACAATTTGTTCTATGCTCTCAATGGAAGAGAGCAAGACATCGAAAGGAGAACAACATGACTATGGAAATCTGGAACGCTGTATCAGACAGCGACCCAAAGTTCCTTAAGCGAGTCAGCTTTGGACAACGATCCTTCTTGTCCATCGACCCGATGTATCAGGTTCGCAGCGCAACAGAACAGTTCGGACCTGTCGGTCTGGGATGGGGATGGCACAGCCGTACACAGTTTATCAACCTGTCCAATGGCGACTGCGCTTGCGTTAGCGAAGTAACTATTTGGCACGGAGAAAGGCACAATGAGTACGGCCCCTTCCCCGGCTGTCGCAAGTTCTTCGATGCAGCCAAGGGGCGCACATCAGAGGACGCACCAAAGATGAGCGTCACTGACGGACTAACCAAAGCACTATCCCACCTTGGCTTCAACGCCGACGTATTCCTTGGCGAACACGACGGCAACAAATACTCGGACAAGAACGCCGGGAACAAAACCACCGACTTCTAAAAGGAAACACAATGGCTGACTACGACAACACGGATAGCGGCGCAGCATTCCCGCCGTTCGATACCCAGAAGCTAATCCTCCAAGGTAAGCTGAACAGTAACGGCAATGATTACAAGGTCGCATTGGTGAAAGACACCACCAAGAACGGCATGCAACTCATTGAAGTGTATGCCAAAATTGGTGTGCTGTTTCAGAACGACACCGACAACGACAAAGCACCGCACTACACCGGGCCGCTTGAGGAGTTTGATCGACGGCTGGCTGCATGGAAAGGAAACAAGGACGGCAAAAATTACTTGTCGTTCAAAGTCTCTGACCATCAGGACAAAGGAAAGATCGAACCTACTGCCGAGCAAGAGCAGGGCTTGAAAGACGACGACATTCCGTTCTAAGATCGGACACTTCTCCAGAGGTGATCTGCTTGCGTTACAGCGCACAACTTGGGGAACGGCTTCGGCCGTTCCCCCTTTTCGTAGGAGAACACCATGAGATTTATCGACGACATCAAACAGTCAGTCGCCAAGATTTACGACATACCGCCAGAAGAAATCAGCGGACGAGGAAGGACAAAGGAAATATATGTTGCCAGATCACACGCAATCTATGTATCCTTTCAAGAAGGGCATAGCTGTAAAGACATAGGCGTTGCATTCAATCGTGACCTGACATCAGTACACGCATCGCTTGGCGCATACATCTGCCACCGTCGCGCACTAAGAACTAAGGCTGATAGGGCGTCTCAAATCGCAAAGGACCGCATGTGAAACACGCGAGGACGGAGCGATACCCTTGAAGCCTTGCCCCCCGGTGGTGGCGCTGTTGCTGGACGCGTCGCTGTCGGGGGCACCCAAATAAAAGGAAGTTTAATGACCGACCACAGAGGAGGAGACTGCGATGAGTGAAATATTCACACCGCCAATTATCAGCACCGACGAGAACGGCGACGAGACGGTAACATTTACCGCCGCACATAGCTGGGGCGACGTAGTGCGCTGGATTGCGGGAAACCCGGTTGATCTTGCCGAGGTGCAACGCATTATAAAAGAGATGACTCAGAATGATGGCCAACAATAATCTGCAATTTGGCGCATTCGTCCGCCGAGAACGTGAAGCAGGACAGATCGGATTGCGGGAAATGGCCAAGAAGATAGGGGTAAGCCCAACTTACCTCTCGAAGGTCGAGCATAACAAGTCCACGCCGCCGACCGAGGACAAGGTCCGAGCCATTGCGCAGATCATCCAGTGTAACACCGACGAGTTGCTGGCTATGGCGGGGCGAATGCCGTCCGACTTGGTCGACATCATCAAGCGCAACCCCGTCGAAGTGTCAGCGCTGCTGCGTACCATTAGCGGCATGACCCGCGACGAGATCGCCCGACTGGCAGAAGGCGCAAAGGATGAATGAAGCCTCAAAAGAGCAAGCCGATAGATGCAAGAAGCTATGGCAATCTGTAATCTTGGCATCTCTTGATGAGTGGATAATACAAGACACAGATAATCGCACCAAGAAAAAGACAGGCTTTGGGCAAGCAGCAGCTAGACGATGGGCAGTATCCCGTGACGGTCAGACCGTACTGACACTCGCAGGTATTGATAACAACTCAAGAGCCGTCGAGGGTCTGGTCAATTTTGTCAAGCGCGGCAAGCGCACTAGCACCATTACCATAATTACGCGAGAGCCTACCGAAGAGTAACCGCTTTGGATGTAGCCAAACGCAACCCGGCATTAACAACAGCCATGCCAGTTACAAGGCTGGCAGCACCAAAAGGTGACAGGTAGTTAGTGCCAATCAAAGCATCACTGCCAGCACCAAACACAGTAATCAAGTTGAACCAGAGCGTCTTGGATTTCCAGAAAGTCTTCATGTCACTTGCTCCTTGTAAAGATAGATTTAAGTGCGGCCAGCAATTTGTCCAGCACACACGCAATCGCTGGCCGCTTGCCAGAATCGTTGGGAGAACAACCCGACCCCGGCAATGTATCATCAGGAATATCCTCGTCCAGCCAATCAGTTACATTGAAGCCGGGGCATCCCTTGTTCGCGTATTCATTGTGGCCGCTGATCTTAATGTCATTGCCATAAGCAGCCCGAAGCATAGCAAGCACACTCATCAATGCTTTCTCTTGCTGCTTGGTATAGTGATCCTCAAACTTATCAGTGGGCTTTGATTCCTTGCCGCCAATAAGGCAGACGCCAACCGTACCGCGATTGTGTCCTTTGACATGAGCGCCCTGCTTGGACACCGGACGACCCTCACCAATCGTTCCGTCACGATCAATCAGGTAATGATACCCTACATCATTAAAGCCACGGGCCTTGTGCCACCTGCGTATCTCTTCGATCTTATCATCAAGAGAGCCACGACTAAGCCAGCCCGGCGGCGTAGCTGAGCAATGAATGATCGCTTCCGAAATAGTTCTCATGCTATGTCATCCACTATTTTGATCGAAAAATACCTAGAGTTGGGGTAGGTCTGTATAGCACCACCATTAAAAGTCACTTCAAACTCCCCCTCGTAATCACCAACTTTGTCAGTGTCAGCGGCAATCCAGCTATACTTAACATCACCAGTTGCAGCAGTAACAATCGTTGCGGAAGTATCAACCTTCGCTGCTCCGCCCGATGCTAGCCGCATGATAAACTTAACTGTAGCGCCAGTTAGATCAGGGATGCTGCCGTCAGCATCTACAAGCTGCGCAGTAATAACAGGGAGCGTATCGTGCTGCTTCATGTAAACAGTCATAGCTAAACCTCTATCGCAGTTCGAGAGTCACCAAGATTCAAGGCAGTTCGAGAATCACCAAGATTCAAAGCAGTTCGAGAGTTACCAAGATTTAAATCAGTCTTACCACCAATGTCCACATCAACAGAACCCCCACCAAACAAATACAAAGGACTACCAACCTCTGCGGTTCCGGCAAGAATACTAACAGGTTCAAGAGAATAACTAAGAAAAGCGACTGGCGTACCAACAACAGGCACCCCCGAAACAACAGCAACCGCAACAAATTTAGTAACGATTGCAGCGCCTTGACCAGATGCTACAGGAACGCTGGTTAATGGAACAAAGCCAAGCATCAGTTCTTACTCTCTAACCTCAATTCCTCGGTCATTTCAGAATCTCCAGAAGCATCTGCCTAAACGCCAGCCATCCAGCAGCAATCGCCGCAAGCCATATAGCCACAGCTTTGGTCCCACTGATAAGCCACTGACGCCTAGCATCTGCCGTGATAATCTCACGCAACGCGGCCAGTTCTTTTTCAGAAAGAGGTTGCTGGGTCATGACAGCTTGGACCTTAGCCAAGTCTTAAACTGCTCAGGTGTTACAGCGGAAGCCGCTTGCAAAGCCCTAACTTCATTGAGCAATTCAAAGATAGCTTGGGCTAACGCCTTATCTTTAGAGTCAGGGTACTCAAATTCAGCCAACAGTCTATCGTGGCAGGCGTCAAGTTCTACCTGCTTTTCTGCTTCCGTTAGAGGAGAGGGAATCCCTGCTTCTTCTCGTGTCATTTCAACGATTTGGTTGTCTATAAAAACCTTTACTAGATCAGCCATATTAGCCCTCTTTCTTTGTCATTATGTCCGTCCGTACCAAGTAACGAAAGACCGCTGGTCAGCAGTACTGCCTTCAAAGTTTCCACTACGTAAGGATAATCGAATCTCATCAATGGTCTCTGTAAATGACATATACCCCGTACTAAAACTAATAGAAGAAGTGTAGTCCCAAGCATTAGACCTATCAAAATCACCCCCGTCCCCAAGACCCATCCAGCCAGTCGTCACTGATGCTGTTGTTTGGTCAATATTAAAAGCTTCCGCATTTACACCATGATAACTGCCGTTACTGTTAGCATTGCTGGTTGCTTCAGCTATTCGTCGCCATGTTCCACCAGACGCCCTGACCTCCAGTCTTACGCGTTCACCTGCCTCTGTTAACTGAACCGCTCCGACAACTTTTATATCTTTGTAACTCGCAGCGTTTAAGCCAGTAATCGACAAAGTACTAACGTCGCTTGTCGGTTCAGACGTAGAAATTTCCGTCCAGCCACCACCACCACCACCAGCAGCAGCTTGAAAAGTAGGGGCCGCACCAGCACCGTTTGACGTTAAAACATGCGTAGCAGTTCCAGCGGCTACAACCGCAGGCGCTCCCGCCGCATCCCACGTTATCAACTCGCCGTCTGTGCCGTTTGCCAAATCAGCAGGAACAATCGCGCCTTGCATTGCAACGTCCACACCCTCAACCGCAATCTGCCCAGCACCGCTGCGCGTTAGCGTGGTGTCCGAGGCCGCACCAACCTCGATGCCAGCAAACTGAGGCGTGTCCCCTGTGCCAAGGCCAAGGCTAGTCAGTGCAGTAGCGCCACTTTCCCACGCCAGCGCACCAGCGCCAGTACCAACCAAGATTTCCCCGTCAGCGGAGTTAGCGCCCGTGGTGTTCAGGTCATCAAGGACAGCCCCCTGCGCCTGAAGAGCGCCCAGATCAACGTCAGCGTCAGGCATGGTAATCGTGCGCGTTGTCGAAGTAGTAAGACCGCTTGCTTGAAAAGCAATCTCCTTAGTAGCATCAACCTCGTCCTGAATGCGAAACACATTGTCAGAAAACTCGTTGGCCTCACCCGTTAAGCTTAGCAAATCTTCCTTAGCGGCAGAGATGAAAACAGAAGCCGTTCCCGTAAGAGAGATTTCCGCATCAGAATTACTACTCTCCAGCACAGAACGGGTCAGGGTTGTGCCAGATGCAGTGTAAATACCTGCCCCTATTTCCCAATTAGCGTCATCTTCTATAACGTAGCGAACGGTATCCCCGTCAGAAACACCCCCCTCTGCAAAAGTTTGATAACCAGACTCCGCAGCGCCAAGAGTGATCGTCCCGGTTCCGGTTGTAGCCGTTGCTACCCGTACTCTATTCGCCAACTTAACCATTTCATAAGTTCCTTATGCCGGATCAGGAATGCCAACAGTAAATGCGTCGAGAGTAAACGTACCCCCAATGGCTACAGCCTTAGAGGCGCTGAGAGCGCCAGCAACAAGCAGTCTGCTGTTCCCGGTATCAACCAAAGCAAAATGTGTGGCCGTGTCTGAGGAGGTCACTGAGCCATCAGTGATTGCAGCAACCGTAACCTCTCGCCCGCCAGCCCCACGATCAGCAGGCGCTCCAATCGAAAGCGAAGTTGAGTTGCCAAGAGTAAAGGTAGAAGTCGCTTCAGCATAGGTTGTTGCTATCTGCGAAGTAATATCCACTCGATCAGCCTCAGTATCAAGAACGGTCAGCCCGTTGTCGAAAACCCTGTCAGCTATAGTTGCCATACCTCATTCCTTTCATGCCACTTGTCACGTTGTAAGCAATCAAGCAAGGCACGATCATTGCCCCCAAGCCCGCGACATTTCGTTCATCCAGTTTTTCCAGAACCACATACGGGCAAACGGAAGATTGCGAACAACAACCTTAGAGCCTTCACCCCACTCGCCCTGCGCCCAAGAACCAACACCGTTTCTAAGCATGTCATCAGCCCACGAAGGACCAGCACCAGCGATGCCAGTTACCCCACCGATAATATCGGTTCCCTGATTAAACTTGGACGCAACCACTCCCCCCGTTAGGTTAGGGCCACCCAAAGCCATGCTCGTATGTATCCCGGTGTACATCAAATCAGAATACAAAGCTGCAATCCCCGACTGATCGAACGATCTGAACGCAGTATCCTGCCAAGATAGTTGATCCCAAGCGTAATCTGGCATCTTCATTTTCAAGGTAAGGTACGACAAGCCCATCATGGCAGCAAAACCTACCGTCAGATTCTTAGACTGACCGTGAGCAGTAGACGCCATTGTTTTGTTCACCGCGCCAAGAGAGAAAGAATAGAACTGCAAGGGCAAACCAAGCAGTCCATTCTCAACCCTAGCGTAACCCTTGTAACGAGAATCTTCTTTCAGCCCCATCTTCCTAGCAATGCTCATAGGAAGGTAAGCAATGCCATCTGCCATTCGTGGCCTATCAGCAGGAGTTGCGTGGATAACCGTGTTTACAGCGCCGGAATGCAGCGCGGCGCGGAACGCCAACAGGGCTTCCTTAGCGTCAGCTTCAGAATCAACTGGGTATGAACCAACCTCTGGAGGCTCTGGGGAAGGGGCTTCAGGGGGCGGCGCTCTGCGCTCGGCGGCAAAATCCACTTCGTCCGAAACTGCCCTTTCGGAAGCGCCTTCCGGCATAAGCCCACGCAACTCCCGTTCGTCAGCTACAGCCTTAGCAAATTGCGTATCAGAAACTACACTAGGGTCATCCACCGGGGGCGGGTTTGCTTCATTTTGAGGTCTGCCTCTCCTGCGAGGGTCGCTCCTTACTTCAAGCGGCCCACCAAAAGAAGGAGGCATTCCCTCATCCATCCCAAGAGTTTCGTCAAACCTTGGGGGAACAGCGTCAGAAGTCCTAGCCGGAGGAGCAAGCCACTCAGAAGTGTTGGCCAAGTACAAACCCCCGGTGTGCTTCTGCCAAGGCATTTTGGCAATGGTAGCAGCGTGCTTAGCGGAAATCCCGTAACGAGAAAGAAAATCCAATTCTTTCTTGCTGGCCTTCCCGGCGTGAGCCTTCAAAGAATAGTCAATGATTTCATGCGAACGAATAACCCCGTCCAACATCTTTGCCGTTTGAGTCATCGGTGAAAGACCGTTCAGTACATAAAAAGCAGAACGCGCCTTTCCCCACAAAGAGTTAGCATTCACATCATAAGCCATGTCATCAACAAAACGACGCTGAACGTTAGACAAAACAATCTCAAGAGCCGAGCCGGCTAGGCGAATGTCCTTTTTCGCAATCTTTATTGCGCTTTGATCTAAGTAGGTCTGTATTCCCTTGACGAGGTTCTTTCCGTCATGCTCAAGAATAATTTTGCCAAAGTCAGGAAGGGCCGAAAAACCAGAAGCACCCATGTAGGCAAACGAAGCCATCTCCTTCAGAAAGAAAGCAACCTTTTGGTTCAAAGCATCCGGATTAACCGAAACAACGCCAGCCACCCGGTCATAAAGAAGCTTGGCATCTCGCATAACTACATTGATTTCAGTCTCCGTCATGCCCGCGCGAACCATATCCTCGTTAAGAAGATCGGTTATCTCCTCAACGTCACGGCCAAACTGCCTTTTAAACTCCGCTCTAGGGCCAACCCTGTCGCTGTAAGAGCGCATTGTGGCAATAGGGTCTTGTTCAATGAAATCCCAAATAGCTGAATTTGGTACATCAAGCTTACGATGGCGGAAGTGCTTTGAGCGACCCATACCAAATGACATTTCATCAACATCCGTTGGGTCTTTTATTGTCAGAATATCATCAGTAACCCGCTTGATGTGAGTCTCTAAGTTAGAAACCCCTTCAGCATTTGTCTTGGTCAAATCAATCTTGACCCAACCGCGCAGACGCTCACGACCATCAGGCTCTTGAATTACAGTACGGTCAAAGACATCAATCTTTTTGCGACCAGCATCAATCTCGCCCGTGTAGTAAGTTCTTAGACTTCCCTCAAACTGAGAGCGAGAAGATCGAATCTTATCTATGTTTAGGTAACGAGCATAGAAAGGCTCTAAATCGCTACCCTTCGATCTAAAAGATTTACGTTTTGAAAATGCTGACTGCAACTTTTTATCGACAGTCTCGAGAGACATTGCCGCAGCTTTCCAGCTTCTTTCACTGGCGGCTCTTTCTGTAGCATTCCGGCCAAGAAAGGATCGTGGTTCCGGAACGCCTTGAGCGTTCCTTGGATTAAGATAGCCTCTGGTTTCTGGACTTATAGGACTGCCCTCAAGAAAACTTTCCATCCTGTCACGAGCCGCATCTAACTCAATTTTGAGCCTGTTCATTTCAACCTTCAAATTACCAAAGGTAGCAATCAAGCCCGTTTCACTCAGATCAACTTCGGCCTCTTTCCAGAACTTGTTCATCCTATCAATGGCTTCTACTTCAAACTGGTTCGCGCCTTCCTCACCAAAAATCCTTTTGCGGTTAACTTCCCGCATCCAGTTCCCATAAGAATCAGGGCTTTTAGTAACGTTTAGCCAAGTGTCTCTTGCTGAAATATCAAGCCTACTGCTGTCAGGATAACCTTTGGCATTTAGCCAAAGAGCCTTAGTGTCATCAAGGGCGCTAGCCCATCGACCGGCATACTCAGACACAGACTTAGTATAAACAGAGCCGGTGCTAGTGATCCCCATCTTTGTTGCTATTGTTCCAATTGAATTGTCCCCAGCTACCATCAAGGCAAACTTTTTTACCGAAGCGGGAACGGTCTTGCTTTGAATGATAGACTTAAAGGGAGTTGGAACGCCCCGATACAGCATAGAATCTGTAAACCAGTTATCCAAAATCCCGTAGAAATCAGAGTCTGGCTTGTAACCCTTAAACTCTAACTCGCGGAGAACCTTCTCGCCCTGTATGCTTTCAGCCTCACGCCGTAATCTAGCAAATGTTTCAGCATGCGGCCCTTCATTAATCAAGCGAAGCGCCTCGCCCAGATTGTCTGGAGAGCCAATCAACGCATTAGTCTCAGATTGGATTTCAATCAAACGGGTTTCTAAATCCGCGTCTAAAAGGTTGCTAAACTGAGGGCGGTTAGAGCCTAACCTTTGCAAGTCATCCCAAGTCAAAGAAGATATTTGCTCAATGTTAGCAGTTGAAGTGAAATCCTGAGAAAGCCCCTCCCTCACACCAGCAAGAGACGGCCTGCCAGACTCCGCAGCCAGCGAACCCGGCAAGACAGGAATGCTAAAGTCAGTCTCACCTACACCTTTTCCCCAGCGCCCTAGTCCATAAGCAGCCCCGCCAAATCCAGCGCCAAAAACCCCCATTAGTCCAACGTTAAAGAGTATTTGTGAGTTGGCCGCATTAGGATTGAATGGGTGGTTCAAAACAGATTGATAAAAGATTTCCGAACCAGCAAAAGAGGCAGCGCCTCGAATAGTTTTTGCCGCAAGACTCGTACCCCCGCTAATCCCAACAAATGCAATAGAAGTTGGATCAAGAAGCCCACCGATCAACGTGCCAGCGACCTTATTAGTCGCGCTTGCATTTGCAAAGTTGCGCTCACGGGTGTTGATAGTATCAATGAAGTCGATCATATTATTATGTTCTTCTTCACTACCTATATCTTCAAACATATGAAGATACCGACCGTAAGCAGTTCCCCGAACCAAAGGAGTGGAATCCCAGTTTGGGTCTATGTCAGGAGATTGTCCTGTGATTTTCCTGATTGCTGGCAAAGCAAAATCCCAGCGCCCCCCGGCCACTGATCCGATTACGTCGCCAAGACCGGAATACTCATTCAGGTCAGCCGTTTGGTCAAACCCTATAGGTCTTGGAAACTCAGCCATTATTTGCCCGTTCCATCAGGATAGAGACGATACATATCATAAAGAATTTCTTGAGTAGCAGCCATTGACGCTAAGTCTCGCAGAATCCAACGGATTTCTTGCTGCTCTTTTTTTGTGTAATACTCATCAATGCCAAGCGTGTACTCATCTACTCGACCAAGGGCAGCATATTTGAAATCAGCGTATGCTTGTTGCGCAACAGCCTTAGCGTGAAGCGCTCCCGCCAAATCCCTGCGACTAGCAAACTCTTCATAGCGATCACGAAAAATATCTATGCGCTCCGTTCCGGCAAACCCTTCAAGATAAATGCTCATTCTATCGTAAACTGCTCCAGCAGAAAGCGGTGGCCCCTTAATCTCAGAATCAAACTCTTTAGCTTCAGCAGCATCAGCCCCCATAGAGAAGAACCCCGGCTCTGCTATTGCATCAATCTTGTTAAAAACGTCGCGCAACCATGAGCCTGCCCTATCAGGAAGGTCCCTCCATCGCAGATGGCCTAGCGGATGAGGCTCCCCTCCACGATCAGCAGGGTCTTTTATTACCCTATCTTCAAAATGGCCGTCATACTTTGGCGAAGGATTGCTAACACGACGAAGCCATTGGCCAAACTGAATCATAACATTTGGGCCGAACACAATTAAAGGGTGCTTTGAAGCATTCAACTTTGCTTGCTCAATCGCCTCTGCGCGGCCCTCTTTATCCAAAAGCGCCTGAAACTCTTTGCTTTCGTACTGCTCGACCAGACTATTTAACCTGTTTTGGTCTATGTTTGCCTCTGAAAAGACATCCACAAGGTCTTGCTGAAGTCTGGCTATCTCCATTGCATCAGGATTGTAATCGTAATATTTGCCGATTGGCGCTCCAAAAATTTCTTCGAAACGCTTGGGAAGGCTATTCTTGGCAGCAAGTCCAATGTCATACGAGGCGCTGCTCTTTTGAGCCAAATCGCTCAGAACGGCTGCAATTTCCCGGTTGTTGGTCGAAAAGACTATTGGCTTGCCATTACCGTCAAGGGCCGGAATGCCGCGACCTGCGTCACTTTTTTCCATTGCGAAATAGATTGCACCACGGGCATCGCTTCCAGCAAATTGCCACTTAATATCCGCTGGGTCTTTTCCAAGAGAAGTAACCAAACGATCCGCAGATGCACGGAGAGCATCCTCATCGCCGTACCGAGCAAATGGGTGAAAAGTTTGCGTTTCAGTTCGTGGCTGCAAGGGCGTCTTGAACCAATACTGCATACTCCCATTATCCCACAAGCCGCCGGGATATACCTTTTCGTCAGTATGAAGATTTTTGCTTACAAAGGTATCAATCATTTCCTTTGTGTCTTTCCACGTCGCCATATCGCGCAAAAGCGAGTCGCTGGCTAAAGACAAAACATAACGCAAAGTCGTCTCATCAGACTCTAAGACCGGATACTCCTCCAGCAATTTGTCCTGAAGGCCTTGGGCAATGTCTTCTATCTTTGGTTTTTCTATTCCAAGTTGGCTTGCAGCGTGGCGCAGCCCTTCATCTGGAAGTGGGCTACCCTCCCGCTTCATCATTTGGGCACGGGCCTGTATCAACTCAGCAGGCCCATTAAACGGAGCCATATCGGAAAGCTGTTGAATCATTTTTTGCTGTTCATCAGGCAACTGCTTAAACGCATGGGTCCATATCTCGCCACCCGCTGAGTACCTACTATAAACCAGCCTCAAAGAAGTAAGGGCAGTGGTTAAATCAAACCCGTCAACGCTATTAATGTCACCGCTAGTAACCAATTGCGCTAAGTCTAGTATTTCTTGAGGCTCCGTTGCATTGAACGTGCCGAAATAACCAGAGTTGATTAAACCGCCAAGCGTATCAGCACGATACAAAGCATCTGCCCCAAAGTTATACCTAGCAGGGTCAAGACCTTCAGTGTCTGTTCCAGCAGGAACCTGTTGAGTGGGAGCACCCTGCCTCAAAGAATAGCCGATTGCAGAATTTCCGCTCTTTGGTGGAATATAAGTGACAAATCCGTTTAAGTACTTTTGCGCGTCCGCTGCCTTGTTGTCTTGAAGGTCCTTTATGTCCTGTTGGCCCTGACTTATCCCCTTCCAAAGATCGTCAGCTTCAGCATCTGTTAACCCGTATTGGGCACGAATTGTTTCAAGAATCTGAATACGATCCCCTTGGGGGAGACTAAAGATATTTTTGAAGTCGCCGGGACGGTCTAAAGAGGTTGCAGCGATTTTGAATAACTCCGCAGCAGAAATTTTTCCAACCTCTGTTAAGTATTTCTCCTTTGAACTATCCGGCAGCAAACTTCCGTCGATGGTCTTGAGAAGATTATCCGCTAACCCACTGTTCCAGTTTGTTGTAAGAGCGCGAATTTGCCGCGTGATATACCGTTGCTGAGCATTAAGTTCAGTTGACGTATGGGTCGATGCGCTGTCACCAAGGCTTGATGCTGACGACCTTAGATTACTCATCAGGCCCAATTCAGGATACTTGTTATCAAGATCATAGAAAGCGCCAGCAATTTGATGCTTATTCCTAGGAAGGAGACTCAAATTTTCTACTGTTGGGTCAACGGCCCAGTCTTTTAGACTTATGAAAGATTGCTTGTCTTTGGCGTCTATTCCTCCAAGAAGTTCTTGGCTTAGCATTTCACCAATCATTTCTAACTTGGCGGTGGTAACGCTTAGATACTTTTTTTCTTGGCCCTCTTGAACCGAAGTCCCGTCAAGTCTGATCTGATTAATTTCATTCTGAATTAGCAATCGCTGATTGCCAATGTTAGTCACTTCTTCTTGCAGCCTCTGTAGATTCACTGCTTTATATATTGGGACTTCTTCAATAGAAGGGCCAACGCCGGGGATGATGACTTCAGCCCATTCTACATACTGGTCAAAAATGCCCGCATTTAAGAACCTACCGTAAGTATCTGGACTAAACCCAATTTCCGCTTCACGCACAGCAGAGGTCAAAGCTTGTGTTTGCTGTATTTTTCTGATGTTCTCCGCGCTTGACATTATCTCAGCAAGCGTGTTCGTAAATTGTGATCGCCCCCTTACATCAAAAGGGACCGCGCTAAGAACCATACTAAGTTCTTCAAACTCTGCAATTCGCGGTATCTGCGTAAGATCGTTTCCGTCTAATGCGTTTTTTGCAAACGCCAAATCTGTTGCAGAAACGGAAGAGTCAGCATTCGTAGAAGCATTGGCAGCATAGGAAACAATGCCTCTTGCAACCGCCTCGTATCCGTCTTTGTCGAGTTGAGAAAACTCGTTTGCATTAACAAGTCCAGCCCTCGCAGCTTCAAGGATTGCACCATTTGGGTTATTAATGTCGCCAGTAATACCGGGAGCAAGATGCGAATAATCTACATTGCTACCAATAACCTTGCTGAAAGCAGGTAAGCTAGTGTCAGCTTTGAAATCGCCTGACGGGTGAGCAGGCGCAAATGCTTCAATTCCTTCAGCGGATGTCTTTATAAGCCCCATTGCGGCAAGCCCACGGACACCAGTTTCAGCAACCATTTGCTCAAGACCTTTGATCTCTTGAGCGGCAGAAGCCTTTGCAGCAGCAGCAGCAGCAGCCCTTTCACGCTTTGCTTGAGCCAAAGCCAGATTAGCAGCGGTCGGTTTTATCAGGTTGACGCCAGCGTCATGAATATAACCAGCCCATTTCCCAGTGGAGTTTTTCCCCATTGAGTCAACGTAGTGGGTCATCAACTCAGTAAACTG